TAACCACGCAAATAGGGTGGCGTTTGGTAGCGCGGGGTCGAGACGTCGCAACCAGCTGCGTGGCGCTATTTCTATTTCTTCCATTTCGCGATCTACCGGGTTCCAAATTTCGTTATACATGATTAACGGCGTGCAACTAATAACGCTTGCGAGTAGATCACGGGCGCGGGTAATTGCCGGCACACTCATTGCACGTTGGCGGGTATTGCCCTGCGTAAACGCATAGAAATTGTCTAACTGTGACATGCCAACATTGCTGCCGGCTGCAGCCTTAACTACAGGTTGCGCGGCGTCGGTAGTTGCACGTGTGAAAAGGCCCATAGGTTTAGTTTGCCATATCTGTTAAATGTTTGGTGGCATCGGCTGGGTCTAGATCAGTTCCCGACGAAAAGGCTAGATACTGCCAGCCGACGCCGTATGCAACATTAGCGGTTTGCGCTAACTATTATTGGTTTGCCCATAGCGGCAGGTTTGCCAGCCAACGCAACTGCAAACACCAACGCACGCGCCATAGATATTGGCCCGGGTGACCTTTGCGAACTAATCACTATGTTGCCATTGTGTTTAACAAGTACGGCACGCTCGACGTGTTCGCTGAGTAAATGTTCGCCGTTATGCAATAGGCGGCCCTCAAGAATTATTGAGCGTGCAGCTGCAGTCCAACGGTTTAACTCGCGGTAGCCAACGATTACGCTACGCCGGCTTAAATGCGGTGGGCAATGAACCTCTAACGATGGCACTATGGCAAGTTTTATGTTTGGTGATCGCGCTATTTCGGTTTCCACGTGTTGCCACATTTCGGCCATAGTGTCAGCAACAAACGCGGTTACGACATGGGTTTTAGTTCCTGAGATCACGGCACGCACGCCGTAAAATTGGGCGTTATCCTCGCCAACCTCTACGGCCAGTACACCGCCTACGGGCGCGGTTTCTGTAGTAAGGCAGGCAGCAAACTGGCCGGGCTCGAGCCACGATGAGGCTGAGGCAGTCCATGTATTAACCGAACTTCTTAAAAACGCGTTGCGGTTTGGCGCTTCGCTTTCGCTTTGTATTACTTCCATTTCCAATGTGTGCCCTAAAGCGGGGTTGGCGTAAGCCCATGCGGCGGGTGTCATTAAATCCATGGTGGCGGCGTTTGGTGACCATTCAGCGAAATACAAACCACCTGGGGTTTTGCTGTCTATTGCGCGTAGGCCCTGTTCTCGCCATCTCAGCATGGCCGTACTGCTCTGATCGCCCGCGGTACTCCACATGCTGCATAAAGGGTTTTTGCGTGCACGTTGCGTAGGTAAAAGGCCCTGATCTATTGCTTCCTCAGACACCGCCCACGCCTCATCTATTACGAGCAAATCTACTGAGTAGCCGTGACCTGCGCCGGGCGTTGCAGCTCTAACATGCCATATTGACCCATCGGGCATAGTGAGTTTTTGCCGGCCATATGACCATGAAACCTCAGCCCCAAACTTGGCCTCAAGGATTGGCGCAAGGTAATTAAACAATGCGGTGGCTAGGTCAAGTTTGTGCGCGACGCTAATAACGGTTTGAGGTTGCCCGCGCTCTTTTCCCTGAGTAGCAAGCCACCAACCAATAAGGCTGGCAATAGCAACCGTTTTACCGTTTTGACGTGCAACCGAAACTAAAGACACTCGAGGCCGTGAACCATCATCGGCTACCGACGTTTGCCCGGCTAATGCGCGGTACTGCCACGGCATCAAATTAACGCCAAGTATGTTGCTGGCAAAAGCCCCAATCTCATTAGCAGCAGATCGGTGCTCACTGTGCGTGGTCGTTTCCAATCGGGGTAGATCGTGGCCAGTTAGCGCCAGTTCGCTAAAACCCTTATGGGATATAGAAAAGGTAGAGACGGGGGCTTCTGTTGTTTCCCCAAAAAAACGCTGTGAGTGTTGAGGCTCGGAATTCCTTACTGGCATTGGGTTTGCGGTTGCTATTCTGCCGGCGTCTCGAGCTGCACGGTATTTGTTGCCACGTGTTGCGTTGCATTTTCTGCATGCACTAACCATGTTCTCAAGTGAATTAACACCGGGTTGGTCTGCAGGCCAGCGATCAACTTCTATGAGGTGATCTGCTTCTGATGCCGGCATGCCGCACCAATGGCAGAATGGGTTTTCTGCTAGCAGTATGCGCTTATTCTTTTTGTATTCCGCGCTGCCTCGAGCACGTGGGCCCTGTTGTTTACTTGGCATTACTCACGCGCCTACGGCTTGTGCTAGCGCGGCGCAAGCGCCTTGCTGTTGGTGTTGGTTGGTTACTCATCATGTCGGGCTAATCCTTGTGCGTATGTTTGTTATGTGTATGTCAATGCTTACACCATGTAAAGCCTAATGCGCTAAAGCCCCACCCACGGGGTTGCCCTAACCCGTACCCACTTAACTACTCATTGGCTGATTATGTTTACAGCCTGCCACGCCAGCGGCCCGGTCATTTCGTCGCGCATGATTACGGGCATGGCGTACTACCTACGTTTCCGTATGTTCCCAACTACCGTGCAACGGGCTTAGGGCTTGGCTAGTCCTAGACGCTTAGGCGCTGGCTAGAAAACGTATGATTACAGGCAACTGGTTAGGCCGCCACACTTGCACAATTACGCCGGCTTTATCTAAACGCTCGAGCCAACGTTCCTGTGTTTTGCGTACTACTCCGATATCTGTTTTAAGTTCCGCGAAAACTAGCACACCCTTGCTATTAAGTAACACAAGGTCAGGGAAACCGCTATCACCCTGTATGTGTGTAGCCCATTTGCCCCGGCTATTCATCGCTGGTAGGTCATGGTGCACTAACCAGCCATACCGGGTGGCGATCTCTATAACGCTGTTTTTAAACTGTGCCTCAAGCATTGCCATTAGTTTGACTTTCGGCCAAAATGCGGTACGCCTCGGTTAGTGCTTTCCACGTGTCGCGGCTTTCCTCTAAACGCTGTACTTGTTTACGCAACATTTCAATTTCGTCGCGCAAACCTTGATTAGTTTCGCGCATAAATTCAATCATGTTAATTTCGTCGGGCATCAGTCAGCCTTACTACTTGGCAACGTCTTTAACGCGTCAATGATCTGCGTAGCCTGTTCAGGGTTCAGCGTCTCAAGCGTTACAGCATCGCTGTTAAGCGTTACTGCAATGTAATCGTGCAGCGCTGCTTCATCAAACCCCGCACCTTTAGCCAACGACTTAATAAAGTAAACCTGCTTTTGGCTGGCCTGCTTAGGGTGAGCGCTCGAGGTTTCGCGCCGAATTGGTGCTATTTGTGCATCAGGTTTTTTAGGGTCTTGCCGCGCTTCTATTTCATTACGGCTAGCAATGCTTTTGTTTATTCCAAACCCCATGTAACCCAACGCACGGCCTAACGCGCTAGTCATGCCCACCATAAATTCACTGTTTTTGGTGTACGGGGTTTTGCCCGGGTATGGCTCTGCAGCTGTAGCAATGCTCGGTAATGGGTCTGTATCGTCGCGCCAAACGGTAACGGTGCAACGGTAAAACGTCGAGCCATCGGGCATGGTTACGACCTCGGCGCTGGTTTCTTGTATGCGTAGATCAGGAAAACGCTTTAACGCTTCCGCTAGGCGTGTTGGTACGTCTACGTAGTTATCTATGTTAAAAGCCATTTAGCGCCAGTCCTTTTTACATGTGCCGGGGTGAAAATATAAATAGTGGTTTTGCGTTTTACTTACTTTGTATGGGTAAGTAATTACGCCACATTTGCGGCATGGTTTCATTGTCGGGGGCTTTCTGTTAGTCGGGTTAATTAGTTATTTATAGCAGATTGGTATAACACAGTTGCCGGCAACATTTCCATAGGCCATAAATCGGCTTGTGGCATTGCGTAGCAAGGTACTGGTAGATCAGTTGCCCAACGGCCCGGTGTGTTGCATCGTTTAAGGTTTGACCAGCCCATTAGGTTTACGGTGTAATCGTCACGGTTTACTATTGCCAAAATGTATAAACCGTTTTTATCGTCTGCATGTGTAAGTAAACGGCCTTTAGCGTGATAAGTGGCGCGTACCTCGTAGCCTGCAACGTCGTTGGCGGTTATGTCATAGGGTCTAAAACCCCACTCAACGCCAAGGTAAATGGCTAGTGCCTGTTCACCGTAACCACCTGTTAGCGCGGTTTCATACGCGTTGCCGGGTAGGCGTTTGTTTCGCATTTTGTGCAGCTCGCACTCGAGGGCTTTTTTATAGGCCACGTCGCGCACGTTAAATATTTGCTCGGGTGTCAGTTTGACTGTTACCACGTCAGCCGCCTAATGCTTCGATAGCCTCGCTAACGGCCTGCCAGCCTGTTGCGTCGCCGCTTAGGTCTAGGTCAGTTGCTACGCGCTTTAGTCGGGCTATTAGGTCTGCGTGCTTAGGTTTGTAGGGGATATGTGCGGGCCTGCATATTTCATCTATGAGATCAAATACGGCCATTTGGTGTTTTGCCATTGCGTTTGCTGTTGGGTCTAACATGCGTCGGGTTTCCTCACTTAGTGAATTGTCGGGGTAGGGCTGTTCGTGCATTTAGTTTGCTGTTTTCCATGGTAGCCAACCGCTGTTACGCCAAATAGCAACCATGGCTCGAGTGTTTACGGTTGGGTCAAATAAATCGCTGCACGTTTCTACGATGCCTTTAGCCTGCAACCAGCCGGTAGGCCAGTACTGGTTGGGCCGGCACCAATAGCCGTTAATTTGGTAAATGGAATAACTGCCCCCGTTTGTGTCGTAGGCGTTAAACGCATCACTTGTGCATCGGCTCTCGCGATTAGCCACTTTTAACGCTGTTTCTAGTTCGCTAGGCGGTAAACCCTCAGCAAGGGCCAACGTGGCTACCTGCGTGCATGTATTCACGTATGCGGGCAACGTGGTGGTAGTGGGTGGGGTTGCCTCGTAAACGGTGGTAGTGCTTACGGGGCGGTCGGGTGCAGTTGTTGGCGATGCTGGTAGGGCTAGCGCAATGCCGGCAGCTGCAATAGTGAATAGCGCGGTAAACGCGGCTTTTAATGCAATGGTCATAATTTCTCAATCGTGTAGGGCGTTTGCCATGTACCGCTAGCAATGGTCTTAAACGCAATTTGGCTGTGTAGTACTTCGAGTGTGTCGGGGTTACGGAAAATTTGTACCAGTACTTGCTGGCCGTTTTCTAGTCTGCCTACAAATGCTTCATAGGTAAAAGTTTGTAGTTCAGTCATGCGCGGTAAACCTCTTTTCGTCGGTACGAAAACGGTAGTAGGCGCGTGTTACGCGGTGGGGGATACTGGCGCAAGCCCTTGCAAGTATTGGATTACCGCTGCAGGTACTTTGTCACCGGGCCAGTAAAACCAATGCCACGGCTCGGCTGGCATTACCTCAAGTGACCAACCAAACTGAGGGCCAACCTCACACATAAACTCAAACGTGGCACCCGACATGTTCGCAAAATCACAGGCCAAACCGAGGTTATGCCGGCTGGTACCCGGTACCGCCATTGGCGCATTGCCCGGCTTTAGGTAATAGTTTTTGTTTTCGTACACTCGAGGTTTTACGTTTGGTAGCGGTTCTAGTTGGTAGCGGGCTAAAAATCCTCGGCGCTGTAACGAGACGCTGCGGTATGTATCGCCCGCGCTAACGGGTCTGAATTGTTTAATGCCCTCAGCAAATGCGGCAGCTCTAACCGCGTTGTATGCGTTCGCTGCCAACGGGTGCAGTTTGCCAAAAGGCTTAACGTCTACTAGCAGGCTGGCGGGCAGTTCACCCGGCTTAACATGTGCCAGGTTAGTTGGTAAAACCAGTTTTTTAATCGGTGGGTGCATTAGCGCCCGGCTTACTCTTAAGGCCGTTAGACGCAACCAACCCGCTAAGTGTGCCAGTAAGGAAAACCAGCAAAGTGCTAAGTAGGTCAATGAGTTGCGCGTCGGTTGGGGCCTGTTCGGTTGGCTGATCTACAAACAAAATGCCGTAGATAAATGCCATAACCGTAAAAGAAAAGCAGATAGCCATTAGGCGGCCAACAAAAACGATTAGCCCCGCGTGTTGTTGTTCAGGTGTTTTATTCACAAGCCGCCTTCGTGAAACATTGGTACTCGATATTTGTTTTAGAAACTGTGCAACCACTACAACCCCAAACTACGACGCCAATTAGTAAAGCGTAACCAATCATATAACGCCATTTCATACCGGCTCGTTAGGCTCAACCGACGGCAACGGTACGAAAACGTCTGTTACCGCATTGTAGGTATACCCAATGCTTGCAAATGTTCCACG